CTAATTGCCCAGTCCAACCTAAAGTTAAACTTGTGGCTTGTAATAAGGCTGTTAATGGCGTGCCACCCAAAGTAAGTGTTACGTTAGTATCGTCAACCTTGCTTAATGCTGCGGGTGTTACTCCACCGCCGCCCGCTTGCCAACTACCCTTACCGTTGGCATCTGAAGTCCACACATAGCCGTTTACCGCACCTCTGCGAAAGGTAACGTTAGCTAAAAATAGTACATCGGTTGCAAAGGGTTTATACGTCATGGCAATTGCAGCTTATTCGGTTGCAATTTACACACTTATTGCGAGTATTTGAATTGCCACCAACGGGGCTAACTACTACGTTCTTTTTAGTTTTAGGGTTAGCCGGTGCATCGTCGCCCCATAATGGGTAATCGGTAGAGTTATTACACAAAAACTCTATGCACTCATTCCAATAGCTAACCGCCTGGTCTTTAGCGTTGGTTACTGCAAACTGTAAAGTCTTAGTATCTACCCTTTCAGATACATCGTTATTGTTTTTAAATACAATGCCAAACCTTGTCACGTTAATATTTTGGTTTTGCAAGAAACGTGCATAAGCAAACATTACAATAACGGCTTTTAAGCCTGTAAACGTATAGGTGTTATTATTGTAAACATAATCGCCACCATCTAACAATAATGTGTTTTCGGTAGTGTTTGGGTTGTTTACCAAATCAACGTAAAACTGATTACCCATTAAGGGTTTAAGGTCAAAGTTTTGCGCCTGTGTTATATATGGGTTAAGCCTTTCGGTAACGTCTAAATTTCCCGTTAACTCCCTGTATGGCTCAAAGTCGCTAAATGTTATTAGTGCCATTATTCTATAATTTGAGTTCCGTTAACCATAGCTTCAGCACTTAGTTTGTCAACTCCAAAAACAACCTGTATTGTGTTAACCTTTTGTTGGGGTGTTAATACAGGATCAACTAAAATTGTAGTTAATGCTTGCACGCCACCTACACCAATCGCAGCCGCTAAGTTTTCGCTGTCTACGTTTTCAGCTGTTGCTGTTATTGGAATAATTGAGTAATCGTTTGTTGGGTTAATGTTGTAATAGTAACGTGAAAACACTTTACGATACACCTCTTCAACAACTAACCTTTCGTCTTTAGTATTCTTGTTGTAATTGTCGGTAGCTTCTATAAACTCGCCGCTTGTGCCTAACTTGCCTTGTGTTTCTTTGCCTATTAAAATACTTGGTATGCCGTAGTTTTGACGTATGTTATCTTGCACCGATTGCTCTGTATATTCAAACAACTTATCGGTATTCTGTATGTCAACCTTTAATAGTTTGGGGTCGGTAGCCTCTTCGGTACTTTCAACCATCATTATCTTACCTACATTGTCAGAGCCTTGAAAACTTTGCAAAGTATCTTGCATTCCCGACCTTTCGGCTTCGTCTTCAAACACACCCCTATTGATATAGATGTGCGATGCCATAAAGTTAGTAGTTACATCACGGTATTTTTTTAGTTTTATTTCGCCATCGGTAACACAATCTTCTAACACCGGGTCGGCTGTTGCTGTTGGGTACTCATGCCCATCGGCAGAATAATACAAAATCTGACCTTTGTACTTATCCCAACCACCCGCAGCTAAAACCTCTTCTTGCACCCTATTAGGGTTAAAAAAGTTTATGTAATCTATGTTGTCTTTCTTGATTTGCCTGTTACGTTTACGCCCCCAGTCATCATAAACAGCCACCGCATAAGGTATATAGCTATCCTTTTCAACTGCCAAACGGCAATGTTCAAAAGGTACTGAAGTAACACCTACTATCTCACCATTAGCGTTATAGTTAACGTGCAAAGCCAAACCACGAAACATCGCTAAGTCTTGTGTTGACTTACGCAATAGCATATCAGTAGTTTGCCCCAACTTGTTAACCTTGCTTTTGTAAAAGGTTTTGTCGGCAAAGCCTTGACCGAAGATAAACTTTGAAAGAATATCGTTACACTTAAAAGACGTAGCACTACCCCGAATAATATCCATTACTCGCTGTGGGTAAGCGTTGTCAATATCGTAGCTAAGTATCCCCTCTGTTGGTATTCGTTTAATACAAAGCCTATCCGATATATTTATAATAGACGTTCTTTGCATTACTTAGCTTTGCGCTTTTTAATGTGTTTAGTTACTTTTTCAATTGCTACTTCAGCAAAAACCTCGTTAACTACCTCTTCGGTAATAACTTCAGCTTTTACTTTAGCCACCTTTTCAACCGGCACTTCTTTTAGTAAATCCTCGTTAATAGACTTAAATTTCTTTTCGTAAAATGTACGATTAGACGTTAGCATATCAATAGCTACCGCTTCTGGTAGGAATGCTTCTGAATATACGCTACCTTTAAAGGTTATCAGCGCACCGCTTTTTAAAATAAAGTTCTTAGTCATAACTTGTTCTTCTTTGCCCAAAGATAAGTGATTTTTTAACTTAAAATACTCCTTATACAAACTACCTGGACAGGTGTTACAATTTACAGTTTTGCCAAACGTAGATTTATACAATGCGGCAAACTCTTTTTGAGCCTCTGCATTGTACATTACTTGGTTAACGGTTAAATTCATAAGATTTTGTTGTTACAAAAAAGGGGCTTTTTATCGCCCCTTTCCTGTTAGTTAAACAATTCTACAATAAGGCTTCAATAAGTGCCAATGTAGTAGCGTAATCGGTATCAAATACGCTAAATTGTAAGTGAGGTTCTTTAGCAAGTTCACCGCTACCAAGTTGTAAAACATAGATGCCATCGTTCTCAAGAACGCTGCGTACTGATGTTAATACTTCTAAGCCGTTGGTAATGCCGTAGATTTCAAAGGCTGTGTTACCAGTAGCAGAACGGTTATTGTTACCTACAATAGCCACAAGGTTACCGCTTTGTACCATTTTCTCAATTTGAGCCTTTGTTTCAGGAGTAATGTCAAAAGCTGCAAAACCTACGTTGTGTTGGTAGCTGTCAAAATATTGACCTTTTACCAATTCTGTACCTGCTGTTATTGAGTTGTTACGACCCTCTATTTTAAAGATTGTTTCGCCTGATGCTAACGATATACCATCAACAATTTTATGTGGTAAGATACCTGTTGTATCGTAGGTAAATGATGCCCCATCTAAGTTGAAAAGGTAAAGAACGTCCGACGTTCCCCCTACTGGGGGATTGTCGCAGTCTATCAGTATGTTTGCGCTAATGCCACCGCATTGTGCCATAATTCTTAGTTTTTAAAAGTTAGTAAGCTAATTGTACCATGTAATCTTCAAGCACCTTAGCATCAATGTTAAAGGCGAATTTAGCTACATATTTCTCTTCGTATTCAGCATAGAAAGCAGCTACTTCAGAAAGGTTACCAACCTCTTCAACACCTAAGCCTAAGTTTTCGGTAGTTGTAAGAACGGCACGGTGAGGGCGGTAGTTGTTAGAACCGCTATCTTGGTAAAGGCTAATCATACGGTCAAAGAAGTTAACCGCAATTACCGGTATTCCGTTGTATGATAGCATGGTAAAACCACCCTCGATACGCTTGAAAGAACTATCAACACCTTGCATTTCTAACTCGTAAGCGTACTGGTCAAAAACCGACTGTGTTACAAGGTAAACAAGGTCAGAACGGTCACGCAAACGGAAGTCCGCACCTACTTTCAAAGAGTGTAGAGTACCAGTTGCGATACGGTTGGTAAGGTCGGTAGAATCAAATGCTTGGTCAGCATAGGTAGCTTCAGCATTTTTAGCTGTTAGGTTAGATACCAAACGTGCTGCGGTTGCAGTGCCAACAGCAAATAGTTGTTTCCAAAAACCATCAATCGGGTTGAAGTAGTCAACATCAATACCATTAGTAATATAACCCGCAGGGCTATCGTTAAAGTTGGCAGCATCAGTATCACCAAACCAAGCAATACGCCAAGCGGCTTCTACTGCTGCATCGGTTAAACGCTCTTCAACAAAGTTTGCAAAATCAGTATCTAAGATATTGGTTTTGTTTACTCCGTTTTTAGTAGCCCATGCAAAGAAAGATGCTTCTAAGTCAGTCCAACAGTCTTCGATACGGGCTGCAATGTAAGCAGGAGTCCATACCTTTTCGCTAATATCAATAGAAGCGGTATCGGCTGTGGTTGAGCAGGTTGTTTTTTCTTTACCTAATAAACCAAGTTTACCTAAGAAAACAATTTGCTTGTTTGCTTTAATGCCGGTAAATATTTGGTGGAACTCGGTAATAGCTTGCTTTTGAAACAGGGCTTCAAAGATAGCTTCCGAAAGGGTTTGTACTTCCCTACGGGTGAATGTGTAATTTGTTGGGTTTAAAATTGCCATTTCGGGTTAAGAGTTAGATGTTTGTTTTTTTATTTTAACGTAATCGGCTTTGCGTTCTTTTGCGCTTTCGATACGGTTGGTATCTTCAGTCGTTTTAGCACGGTTAAGCACTTCTTTTTGACGTGCTTTAGGAGTGTAGTCGCTTGTTACTTTAGCTTTCAAGGCTACAATTTCTGCGGCTTGCTCTTCAATAGTTGCGGTAGCTGTTTCTAAGGCGGTTGCAACTTCGGCTTCGTCAGCTTGGTAAGCTGATAGTTGGGCTTCAAGGTCTGCTACCTTAGCTTGCATTTCTGCCATTGTGTATTCGCTTGGTGCATACACTTCGGTAATAGCACCATCGGCAACAACAATGCGGTAACCAGTTAAATCACCAGTTAAAGCGTGTTCACCATCAGGGGCTTTCTCGCCTGTGTTGTCAGAGCCTATGTAAACCATATCACCTACCTTTGGGTAGCTATCTTCGGTTTCCATATACAGTTCCGTTCCATCTTCTAAGGCAGAATGTAAAGCCTTTGGCTCGTCATTAATCAGAGCCTTTAGTTTGTCAAGTATTGACCTTTTTTTTGTTTCCATTATTATTTCAACTTTTCTTTTAGGTTGCAAATCAATTTTAGCATAAGCCTTAATCGGCTCGGCTATTGCGGTAATAAAACCAAGTTCTAAGGCTTTACCCGGTGTTAGGGTTGTTTCAACCGCCATAAGCTGTTTAAGGCTATCGGCTGCTTGCCCTGTTTTGGCAGCATAGAAATCGGCTAACTTATTCTCGTTTTCGGTAAGCATTTGAGCTACCTCTGTAAACTTAGCAGCATCGCCACCCGCTTCAGTCCAGGGGTTATGAATAAAGAACTCACTATTAGGTGTCATTAAACGGGTTTCACCCGCTAAGGCTATAACAGTAGCTATGCTTGCACACAATCCCTCTATAATAGTTTCAACTGGCTTGCCTAACGACTTAATGTAATCATGGATAGCAAAGCCCTCGCTAACGCTACCGCCCCGTGAGTGTATGTGTACACGAACACTATCAAATTCTCCCGCATTGTTTAACTGTTTGCGAATGCTATCAAGTGAAACCACTCCAAACATATCAGCCATATCAGCCGCTACGTTGTCAACTTCACCATAAGCATATATTTCAGCTATTTTTGCCATTAGTACAAAATTGTTACCTTTGGCTAAACTGTTTACTACAAAAAAATGCAAGTAGATGTATTAGGGTTAGGTGCAAGCCTAAAAGAATATAAGCCAACTGGTAACTTAACTATCGGGGTGAACGATATAGGGGCTTTCTACCCTGCGGACGTGGTTATTTGTGTTGACAACCTATATCGGTTTAAAGGCGAAAGAAAGAAAACGCTATGTAGCTATAAGCCAAAGATTGCATTTTGGTCGCATAGGCAAGAATTTAGGCAGTTTCAACCTAACTTTAAAGAATATGCATTAGGTGGTACTCATAAGATATGGTCTTTAGACAAACCTAATACTGTTGTTTTTGGTTTTACGTCTGTTTATGCTGCGGTAAGTTTAGCCTATAATATATATAAGGCAAAAGAAATAAATATTTACGGCTGCGACCTTGTAAACCACCCGCATTTGGGCGAAAAGCATAAGCTTAATAGCACGGTTAAACACCTAATAGAATTATTCTTGTACCTAAAGGAGAAAGGCGTAACGGTTAACCTTTATTGTGGGCTTGCCGACTTGATTTAAACACCATTATCGTATTTTTAAACCACCAAAGGGTAGCGGCATTTCTTAAGTGTTGGCTTGTTTCAGCATCGTATTCGTACTCGCTAAACATCTTTATAACCTCCTCGTTAGGCAACTCGTTAACATGACCATCGCCACCTTGACCGGGTATAGCCCAACTTAAAACTATTAATTCGGGCTTAACTCTTTTAAGGTTTACAATATACTTTGCCGTTAATTCTTTAGGTATATGCTCACCAACCTCTAAACTTAGAACGCTATCAAATAAAGGTGATGGGTAAAAGTTTTTAGTTAAATCTTGTCTTTGGCAGTCCTTTATATTTTCTGTATCGGGGTTACCGTCATATCCGATAGCAATAATATCTTTGTTGTTAAATAACTCTACATACTTGCCCTGACCGCAACCGTAGTCAATAACGCTTTTATCTTTAAAAAGTACTGATAATTCGTTAGCTAATGCTGTATCAAACGCATGATGTTTATCAGTATCGTTACCCTGCCAAAACCCTGTTTCTGCAATCTTCATATATTTTATCTATTCGGTTTGTAACTTCTATATCAGTTCCATAATTGCGGCTATACCATGTATGTACGCAAAACGGTTTACCATTAAATAATAATTCCGTTGTTAGCCCGTCTTCCCATATCTTAGCTTCTAAGTTAAGCGGCTTGCCTTTGTCGTGTAGGTAATAAAACAAACCCGTAAAAGGCTCTAAGTTATCGTGGTTTGTTGGGTAAATAATTTTAGGCTCTTTATAACTGGTAATATTATTAAAAGTGTATTTGTCAATAGCTATACGCCCCTTTTTAACTATCAATTTTTTGCACTTGGTAGCGTTAAATACATTAAAGAATGGGTTTTGTACCGCCCATGAATTAGAACGTCCAGGGTGAACTCCACCATCAGGCATTCCCGCATGAGTGTATTCACCTTTTATAAAGTATTCAACCAACTCACCAAATACCACCCAATCAGTTATAAAGCAATCCTCATCAATATTTAAAATGTAGTGTGTTTTGGCATGGTTAAACATATAGTAAAGGTAGTCAACCGCTTCGGTAAAACCATCAAATCCAGTACACCTATATTTAGGCACGTCTTTAGGTATAAACTCGCACATACGTCCCCATAAAACAGGGTGTGCGCTTCGGGTGTAAACGGCTATCATAATTGTACCTTTATTAATTCGTAGTCTTTATACTGTGTACGGCTTACCAATTTATATTGCAGGGTGTTTAGCCCATCTTCGCTGCTAAGGTACTTATTTTCTACTGCCATTTGCAGCCTTTCGGTTACTTGTTTGTGGTTGCTCATATCCCTGCTGTGCGGTAAACTTTGAAACTTACAATCCCTGCGGTCTATAAATAGGTTTTTGCAGCGCAAAAGTAACTCATCGTCTTCACCGCCCCACCCCCAAAACTCGTTTGAGTAACCGTTAACACTCCAAAACAAATGCTTATCAAAGATATTAACCCCACCAAAGTAATCAGCATAGGGCATTCTATTGTTGAACTGACTTGCTTGGGTTGCTATATGGCATGGGTTAGTTGAATACCTATAATCGGCTGTTTGCGGTAGCATATCTACATCGTTGAATATAAAATAGTCGCATTCGTTTACAGCTAAAGTAGCCCCAATGTTTAGTAGTTTAGCCCGGTTAAAAGGTCTGCTATCGGCTTGCTCAATAACCTTAACGCAATAGTTTTTATACTCCTTAGCCTTTAGGTATTGCTTTAAATGCGGTATAAATTTATTGAGGTGTGTTTCCCTGTTTCGGTAAGGTATAATAAAACACGCCCTTTGCGGTTGCTCTTTTAGGTTTCTTGCCACGTGCGAATTATCGCCTATGTGTTTAACATACCCTTTGCCGTTGATAATTGCCGCAAAGTAACCCATTTCAAAATACAGCTTACTTAGCCTTAATTCTGTTGCCAACCCATGCTCACGGTTTTTAGTTGCATAACTGCCTATTAACTGGTAATCATATAGCCTTTTTAAGCACGGGTTAAAGCTAAAGCCATGCCACCTATTTTGATAGCCAGTTGTTACATACTTAAATTTTACCCCGCTTGCTGATTGTATGGTTTTTTCAATAGGGTGTTGGTTGGTATCGTTTATAGCCCTTATCCAAACTTGTAAGATATGCCTACTACGTTCTAATACCTTTTTACTATCTTCCATAAAGCCCGACTTGTAAAATTGCCAATCCTCTTCACAATGAAAGATATACTTAGTCTTAACTAATCGGTAGCCAATATCAATACTTTCGGCTTGCCCTTTGTTTACGCTATTGTTTACCCAAGTTATTAACGGGTATTTTGCTTGAAGTTCTTTGTTGCAGTCTTTTACCCCGCTATCCTCTACAATAATAAACGAGTGTAAAGGGTAGGTATTAAACTCAAAGAAACTTTCTAATGTCTTAGCTAACAGTGTTGGTCTATTGCACGATGTTAATACTACCGTTACATCAGATTGATTGGTAAAAGTCATACGCTTCTTTTGTGCAATGGGTTTTTAAGAAATTAGTATCGGGTACATACATATTTAATACCGTATGACCTTTGCCGCCTGTTTTACCAATCCCGTGTTTAATTCCAATAGCCATAATATTAGTTGGGCTTACCGTTACCCCGTGCCATTTACTCCAAATAAACAAGTCAGCAAAAACATAGTTGTTGGCAGGCATAGGGTAATCAATAACATTCTTGCTAACCATAGAGCAGAACATACTCGCCCTACCTTTGTGGCTTGTAAACTTTAAGCCCTTAACTCCTAAATGATAGTAATAGGTGTAATCAATTCCAAGTAAATTAGGTTTGCCGTGTTGCAACCATTCAGCATACATATACTCTATGTAGTTGGGTTGGTAGTAATCGTCATCTTCCCAAAATAGTATGCAATCAGCCCCGCTATTTACAGCCTTTCGTATTCCGTACTTATACCTTTCTGTTATATCAACCTCATTGCTTTTAGCGGGGTAATCAACCACAATAACCAAATCGGGCTGCTTTGTTTGGGCTGCTATTTGTTTCTTAGCAAACTCTAAAAACTGCGGTCTATCGCCCCTTGTTGGTATTACTACGGCTAACATTCTTGCCCCATTTTTTTAACTGCTCTCCATACGGTTGTATCGTTTACATCGTACTTAGTAGCTACGTTATTTACTGCGGTTGTTATGCTGCAAGGCTTACACATTTCTTGCTTAACCTCTGCATACATTTCCGACTGTTTAATAACAAGAAAGGACATCGCCCCCGATTTTACCAATTTATCCATTAACTCCCTATTGTCGTTTATTAAATCGCCTACCCTCATAAAGTTGCTACGGCTTGTACCTGGTTAACCTGACTTTGAACTGCGTTAATATCTACAACACTAACAACCGGGTTAGGCATTTTTGCAAACATATCGGCTATTGCGTTCATATCGTTGTTTACTGTTGGTGCAAATATAGCACCACCATCAGCAAATTTAACACCGCCACCCGCTTCATTTATTGCCGAAAGTATAGGTTTAAACATTGCCGTTGACCTTTTGTTAATAATTACCTCGCCACCCTCTGCTTCAATCATACCTCGTGGCGTGCCTATTTTAATGCCGCCTTGAGCATGGCTGTTGCCTACTAACATTCCATTGGCTGCTTTAATTTCACCACCTTTCTCAAAAGAGCCTATAACAGTAGCTTTAAATACTGCAAATGCTGCTTTGATAATACCAGTTAATAGAGCCGCCTGTGCTATGCCCGCTATGCCTCCCGTTGCTACACTTTGAGGACTTGCTAAACTTGCCGCAGTAGCTTCAGCAATAGCAGCCGCTTGGCGTGCTAAAACTACCTTTTCAATAGTATCAATGGCTATGGCTAATACTTGTTTAGAGAAACGCTTTAAATCAATTCCGCTTGCTGTAATACTTTCAGTAAAAGCCTTGTTGATTAGGTCTGCTTGTTGGGTAAATATATCTGTATAAACTTTTGCGTTGTCTTCTAACTGTTTAGCTTCGGCATCGGATACAGCTAACCTATCGGCTGTGTATTTTTGAAACTCCTCAAAACTTAGTGCTTCGGCTTCTTGGTTTTTAAGAAGTTGCTCTTGGTTGGTAGTATCTTGGTTGGCTATTAACTCCGCATTAAGGTCTTTTTGGAATTGAGCCTCTTGGGTTAATATTAACCTTAGCTGATTTTGGTAGTTGGTATTTAATGCTAGTAAGTCGGTTAAGTATTGGCTTTCTATCAATAGCCCCGCAGCCTTGC